ACCATCATTTAATAGCTGCTGGTGTAACTGATAATGAAAATACAGTTTACTATAGTGTTAATAATGACCCTACATCTTTTAGTGGTACTGGTGCAGGTGCAGTAACTATATCAGATAAGATAGTAGGCATTAAAGGTTTCCGTACAGATTTATTTATATTTTGTGAAAACAGTATTCATAAACTTATAAACATTAATAACTCAAGCACAGTAGCAGTAATACCTGTTGCTGAAAGTGTAGGATGTTTAAGTGGCTACAGTATTCAAGAGATTGGTGGTGATTTAATATTTTTAGCACCTGATGGATTAAGAACAGTTGCTGGTACATCAAGAATTGGTGACGTTGAGTTAGGTACAGTTAGTAAATCAATACAACCTATTATAACAGAACTAGCACAGAATGTCAATGACTATACAATAAGTAGTGTAGTATTAAGAGAAAAATCACAGTATAGATTATTTTATACTGATACAGACTTGACAAATGCTTCACAAAGAGGTATAATAGGTACACTAAGACCTAACGGTTTTGAATGGTCTGAAATGCTAGGTATGGAAGTTACAGCTATAGGTTCTGGATTTGATACTAATGGTATTGAGCAATATTATCACGGAGATACAGACGGTTATGTTTACTTACATAACTCAGGAGATAATTTTGATGGTGCTGCAATAGATGCAAGATATCAAACACCCGATTACGATTATGGAGACTTTGGAACTTTAAAAACTTTACACTATGTTAAACTTTCAATAGGTCCTGAAAATGAAGTACAACCTTCAGTAAGAGTTAGATTTGATTATGACAGTAACGAAACACCACAACCCGAAGATTATTTATTAGAAAGCGTACCAGCTCCATCAATATTTGGTACAGCTTTGTTTGGAACAGCAAAGTTTGGAGCATCTGAACAACCTTTAGTTAGGTTAGCATTACAAGGTAGTGGTTACTCTAATAGCTTTAGAATATTAACAAACGATACAAACGCACCATACACAATAAACGGACTATACATAGATTACATTCCATCAGGTAGGAGATAAACACAATGGCAGGTTACACAAGACAAAGTACATTCGCAGACGGAGATACAATTACTGCTGCATTATTTAATAATGAGTACAACCAACTTTTAAATGCTTTCAGTAACACAAGTGGTCACAAACATGATGGCACTGCAAACGAAGGACCAGTAATAGGTTTAATTGGTGATGCTGGTGAAACTTCTCCAAACAACAAAGTATTAATAGATACTACAAATAACTACATAGAATTTTATGTTGAAGTATCTTCAGCACCTGTACAACAACTGTACATAGCTGATGGTGCTATTGTGCCGGTAACAGATAGTGATATAGATTTAGGTACAACAAGTTTAAGATTTAAAGATACATATACAGATACAATCACAACTACAGGTAATGTAGATGTTGGTGGTAATCTAACAGTCACAGGTACTACAACTTTTAACGGTGGTACAATCACTATGGGTGATGCAGCTACTGATAACGTAGTTTTTGGTGCTGATGTTGATTCAAACATTATACCTGATGATGACAATACTTATGACCTTGGTAGCTCTACACAAGAATGGAAAGACTTATACATAGACGGTGTTGCGTATTTAGATGCTATAAATTTTAACGGTACTGTAATTACTAGCACAGCAACAGAAATAAATTTACTTGATGGTTCTTTAGCTAATACAGTTGTAAATAGCAAAGCAGTTGTTTATGGTTCTAGTGGAGAACTAGCAGGAACTTTATCAACAGCAGCACAAGGAAACATTACAAGCCTTGGAACTCTTACTGCCCTTACAGTAGATAACATCACACTTAATAGCAATACGATTACAAATGCTACTTCAAGCCTAATACTTGATAGTGCTGGAGACCTTATTCTTGATGTAGACGGACAAGATATTCAATTTAAAGACGGTGGAACACAATTTGGCTCTATCAGAAAGAATGGAAATAATATTCAATTTATGGCTTCTATTGAAGATGGTAATATTACATTTCATGGTGATGACGGTGGTTCTAATATTATAGCTCTTACCCTTGACATGTCAGCAGAGGGAGCTGCTACTTTTAATAATAAAATAATAGCTACAGAACTAGACATATCAGGCAACGTAGACGTTGATGGTACACTTGAAACAGATGCACTATCTATAAATGGTACAGCAGTTACAAGTACAGCCGCAGAGTTAAACATTCTTGACGGTAAAGCTTTTCTTGATGAAGATGACATGTCTTCAAATAGTGCTACAGGTATTGCTTCTCAACAATCTATTAAAGCTTATGTAGATACACAAATTACTGCAGAAGACTTAGACATTACAACAGACAGTGGAACTATTGCAATTGACTTAGATAGTGAAACATTAACTGTATCAGGTGGCACAGGTCTTGATAGTTCTGCAACAGGTAATGCAGTTACTTTAGCAATTGATAGTACAGTAGCAACACTTACAGGTTCGCAAACTCTTACAAACAAATCATTAACTGCTCCTACTCTTACAGGTACTGCTGTAGTAGCTTCACTAGACATCTCAGGTGATATAGACGTAGATGGAACTACTAACCTAGACGTAGTAGATATAGATGGTGCTGTAGATATGGCTTCTACTCTTAATGTTACAGGTGCTATAACAGGAACACTTGCAACAGCTTCACAACCAAACATCACTAGTCTTGGTACGCTTACAGGTTTAACAACTTCAGGCGATATTAACTTTGGCGATAACGACAAAGCAGTCTTTGGAGCAGGTTCAGATTTACAGATTTATCATGATGGTACAGATAGTTTTGTGGCTGATGCAGGAACAGGTCGTTTAATTTTAAGAGGCTCTAGTCAGGTTAGATTAGAGACTGCGACTGGTACTCAAATGATATCAGCAGATGATGGTGGTGCAGCAAAACTGTACCATAATGGTATCAAAAAACTAGAAACAACCTCAACAGGCATAGACGTAACAGGTGCAGTTAATTTAGGTGATACTTATGGTCTTCAATGGGGGACAGGTAATGAACGCATAACAGGCGTAAATACTGGTAACTCACTTAGATTTGTAACCAACAATGCAGAAGCCATGAGAATAGACTCATCAGGCAATGTTGGAATTGGAGTTAGTAGTCCTTCATATGAATTAGGATTTGGAGATTCTAGTGGGGTAGAAAGATTCAGTATTGATGTTGGGACTATTGAAGCAGAAGCAATACATGTTGCAACAGCTAATAGACATTTAACATTTGACGCAAGTGGTCCGGGCAGTAGGTATATTTCTTTTAAGACTGGAAGTACAGCATATAATGGAACAGAAAAAGTCCGCATCGACTCTTCAGGCAATGTTGGAATTGGAACGACTAGTCCAAATGCTGCTGAGTTTAGTGCAACTCCTAATGGAGTTTTAGAAGTAGAAGGAACTAAACCTGTTGTTTATTTAAGTGAAACAGATACTACAGATGCTCATGCTTGGTTAGGTGTTAGTAATGGAGTAACATATTTAGGTTCTACAGGAAGTGGATTACAAATTAGAACTGGAACTGATAGTGCTTCAACTAAAGTTACTATTGATACTTCAGGCAATGTTGGAATTGGAACTAGTAGTCCTTCACAAAAATTAGAAGTTAGTGGAACAGATTCTAGGATTTATATTACATCAGCTAATACTGATATTGATATGGATTCATCTGGTAATGGTCAGATATCTATTGATGGTAATGGTTATGCTGGAGCTATTGCTTTAAATGCTCAAGGTATGAATATTTATACCAACTCACCTTCACGTGATGTAATATTTGGAACAGATGAAACTGAAAGAGTTAGAATTGATGGAACAGGCAACTTGCTTGTGGGTAAGACTGCTCCAACAATATCAACTACAGGTGTTGAGTTGCGTCCTAATGGGCAGGTTTTTGCTACTCAAAGTGGTAATTATCCTTTATTGTTAAATAGAACTACAAGTGATGGTGATATTGTTCAATTCAGAAAAGATGGCACAACAGTTGGAAGTATTGGTAGTCGTGCCAGTGCAGTATCATACATAGTTCTTGACCCACGAAGCGGTAGCAATGGTGGTGTAGGTCTTGGAACAACAGGACAAGCACTAGTACCTTGTGATTATGCGGGAGCTAATGTTGACGGAACTAAAGACTTAGGAGCAGCTTCTGCAAGATTCAAAGACCTCTATCTTGGTGGTGGTGTTCATCTAGGTGGTACAGGTTCAGCAAACGAACTTGACGATTATGAAGAAGGTACTTGGACTCCTACTTGGACAAATGGCATAGGTAACGGCTCTACTTCAGGAACTTATGTCAAAGTTGGTAATATTGTTCATGTCACTGCACTATTTACAATGGGTTCAACTACAAGTATAGGTAATAAATTAGAAGCTACTAATCTTCCTTTTAATTGTGATAGCATAACTTATTCAGGTGCTAGATATGAAAACTATCAATCAAACTCATATATTGGAATGACTAGAGCTAATGCAAATGTTTTAAGAGGTTATGTTATTAATGTAGGAGGTAGTCAAGCTACTGAAGTTATAGCAAGTACAAATGCTCCTTTTACTTGGGGTGTAAACGATTATGCACAGCTTTCAATAACATATACAATTTAACTAATATACCTAGTGGATTCTAGGTACGGACAAAAGGAGAAAATAGAATGGCAATAACAAAAGAAATAATAGAAGATAAAATAGAAGTTGTAGGAGACTACAGAACTATACAGATAAGAGAAGCTATAGTCATCAAAGAAGATGGTGTAGAAATTTCAAGGTCTTTTCATAGAAACGCATTAAATTGTGTAAGCTCTGTAAAGAATGATGACGATAGTTGGACTCATACAGATACAGACGTGTCTGGAGAGTCTACAGAGGTTCAGGGCATTGCAACAGCAGTGTGGACAACAACAGTAAAAAACGCTAAAAAAGCAGCTAACGAAGCAGCAGGAGAATAATTATGGCAATTGGATATACTTGGGATGTTTCAACAGTTGATACTTACCCAACACTAGAGAGTAATGCAGACGTTGTTTATAACGTGCATTGGAGATTAACAGCAGAAGACGATGCTAATCAGGATGCTGATGGCAACAACTGGACTGCTACATCATACGGAACACAATCTGTAGATACTTCAGACTTGTCAAGCTTTACAGCTTTTGCAGATTTATCTGCTTCAGACGTACAAGGTTGGGTTGAAGCAGGTATGGGCGAAGATGAAGTAGCTAGTTTAAAGTCTGGCTTAGATGCTCAAATCGCATTACTTATCACACCAACATCCGTTACTAAAACAATAGGATAAAACACATCATGGAATTAACACCATATTTATTTTGGAATATCTTCATAACTTTGGTGTTAGCACCAGTGCTTTACAGCATTAGACTAAACACAGAAGAGGCTAAACGCCTCGACATTCTCTTAAATAAAACACGTGAAGAGATTGCAAAAGACTACGTAACCAAAAATGAAGTTAGAGATGACATGGGAATCCTCATGGATAGAATAGATAAAATCGGAGAAAAGCTTGACAAACTCTTTGAAGTCAAGTAAAATAGGTATAAAGGGATTTATAAGTGGATAGAAGAAGTAACAATATATTAAAGAAGTATAAAAGCAGTGCTAAATCAGCAACGTCTTCTAAAAAAAAGTCAGTAAAGATACCACCAAAGAAAACAGTACCACCTAAAAAAGAAACAGTAAAGACACCATCAAAGAAAACAGTACCACCTAGGAAAGAAACAGTAAAGACACCATCAAAGAAAACAGTACCACCTAGGAAAGAAACAGCAAAGACACCACCAAAGAAAACAGTACCACCTAGGAAAGAACCAATAAAGGTACCACCAAAGAAAACAGTACCACCAAAGAAACCGGCTCCGACTCCTGCTCCTACCCCAGCACCGACTCCAGCCCCAACAGCAGCCCCAACAGCAGCACCGACACCTGCTCCGACTCCTGCTCCAAACATAACTCCAGTAAAGGAATCAAATATGAAACAAAAAAAACCAGTAAAAGGACCTGAAGAAAGAAGAGACCCACCAATGTCTATAGGTGGCGTAGGTGGTGGACAAGGTGGTCCGGGAGAAAATGAACCAACACCTGCACCAACTACAGCTCCAACTACAGCTCCAACTACAGCTCCAACAGCAGCACCAACAGCAGCCCCTACTCCTGCACCAACTGCAGCTCCTTCTACAAGTCCTGAAATAGAAAGAGAAACAGAAACTCCTGTACAAGAAGATGGAAAAGTTTTTAGTACTTATCAAAAAGACGCTGCATTAGAAGCTGCAAGAAAAGAAAGAATTAGAGAAACAGGATTACAAACTGAAGCTGCTGCAAGAGGAGAAGTTCCTGAAGGTGCTAAACTTAAAGATGCTGAACAAGTAGGTGGTATAGACCCTGAAACTGGAGAGCCTATAGTACGAGACCAAGTTACTACTGGAATAAAAGAAGAAGACTTAACAAAAGTAACTACAGAAGGTGCTAAAGCAGTTGAGGATGAAACAGTTTCAACTGGTACTGTAACAGAAGGAACAGTTGCAGAACAAGTAAAAGCAGATACTTATGAGGCTACAATAGTAGACCAAAGTCCTGAAGTTAAAGCTGCTTTAGGTGAGTTATCTGAAGGAGCAAAAGCTAAAGTTACTGAAATAAGTAAATTAACAGACCCTGCAACTTT